AGAAATACTGAATTTTCTGCATACCATACTTCAGAAAAGCAATCTACTCAAATCAAATTATCTCCATATCTTAGGGATGAAAAGCAAGTTGGATTCTCTTATATGGTATCTAAAACAGATAAGCAAAATAGCGAAAATAAACAATCATATTTAATTGGTTTTTATTTTAATGAAGCTCGTCTATTGAAGCAGTTTTTATCTTATGCATTAGATTCTGTATTTGAATGTCAAAGAATAGAAACAATTAAAAAACTTAAAAATTCTAAAAAAGAAGATAATGACGATAATCAAAACGATGCCAAAACTGATAATAATGGCGAGCTTTGGTAATGTCTAGGAAAAAGAAATTCTTATATCATTCAGATTTTGCTTTAGCCAAAACTGGCTTCGGCAGAGTATCAAAGTCTCTTTTAACTTATTTATATAAAACTGGAAAATATGATATCGTCCACTATTGTTGTGGAATGCAAGAAGGAAATCCAGATTTATTAAAAACGCCTTGGAAATCTTTAGGAGCTTTACCAAATTCACCAGTAGAAATAGAGCAACTAAATAAAGACCCAAACCAAGCAAGACTTGCTAGTTATGGTGCATATTTTATAGATAAAGTTATAGAACAAGAAAAACCAGATGTCTATATTGCGGCTCAAGACATTTGGGGAGTAGATTACAGTATAGGAAAACCTTGGTTTAATAAAATTAAATCAGCTATTTGGACAACACTTGACTCTTTACCTATATTACCATCTGCGGTTTCTTGTGCATCAAAATTAAAAAATTATTGGATTTGGAGTGATTTTGCCACTAAAGCTTTACATGATTTAGGTCATAAAGAAGTAGAAACAATACATGGACCAATTGATATAAATAATTTTTATAGATTATCTGAAGATGAAAGAAAAAATTTAAGAATTAAAAATAACATTAATCCAAATGCTTTTATTATTGGTTTTGTTTTTAGAAATCAATTAAGAAAAAGTGTTCCAAACTTATTAGAAGGTTATGCTATTTGGAAAGCTAGAAATCCAGAAGTTAAAAATACTTACTTACTTCTACATACTCATTGGTCCGAGGGTTGGAATATTTATAAGTTAGCAGATGAATATAATATACCAAAACAAGAAATATTAACTACTTATGTTTGTAAAAGCTGTGGTAACTATGAAGTCAAAAATTTTACTGGACAAGATATTGATTGTAAATTTTGTAAAGCTCAAAAATCTCAAATAACCACTAATGTAGGAATTGGAATTACAGAAAAACAACTAAATGAAGTTTATAATCTGATGGATGTATATTGCCATCCATTTACAAGTGGTGGACAAGAAATACCAATTCAAGAAGCCAAATTGACGGAGTTAATTACATTAGTTACCAATTATAGCTGTGGAGAAGAGATGTGTTTGGATGAAGCTAATTCATTAGCTTTAGATTGGGCTGAATATAGAGAACATGGAACAGAATTTAGAAAAGCTTCAACTTTACCAAATTCAATAGCTAAACAATTACAAAAAGTATGGAAAATGCCCGTAGAAAAAAGAAAAGAAATGGGTAGAAAAGCTAGAGAATGGACTGTAGATAATTACTCATCAGAAGTTATTGGCAATAAATTCGAAGAATTTATAGACTCAGCAGAACTTGCAGACTATAGTAGTATATCAATAAATCCAGAACCACAAGATCCTTTGTGTAAAATTCCACCAATAGAAGATAATTCCGAATGGTTAAAAGCTTTGTATGCAAAAATCTTAAAAAGACCACAAGTTGATGAAAATGATGACGGCCATAAGTATTGGATGCAAGAATTCGCTAAAGGTCAAAAAAGAGAACAAATCGAGAATTATTTCAGACAAGTAGCTTGGCAAGAAAATGAAAAAAATAAAAAGGTAGAATTCAAAGACCTTCTTGATAAAGATGATCACGGAAAAAGAATTCTATATGTTATACCAGAAGATGAGTCAGATGTATTTATGAGTAGTAGTTTATTTCCATCTATAAAAAGATTATATCCAGATTACAATTTATATGTTGCCACAAAAAATGAATATTTTGATATACTAGATGGAAATCCTAATGTCCATAAAATTATTCCATTTGTACCGCAAATGGAAAACCAAATATGGTGCGAAGGAAATAAAGATTTTGAAGGTTATTTTGAAGTTGCATTTTTACCTTACATTGGAACACAAAAAATATTAAATTATCTTCATAATGGTAAAGATAAAATTGAATTTGATATAAAAAATTTCTAATATCTATATGCATATTCTAGAAGCATTTGCCACTTCCTCTGGTTTAAAAATATCAAAACCATATATTTATGAAAAATACTATCCATTAAATTTCGATAAATACATAATAATTGAAACAAATGATTCGAAATATCAATCTAAAAATTATGATTATTGGCAAGAAGTCATTAGTCTAATCTTGCCTTCATTAAAAGAAAATAATATAAATATTCTGCAAATATGTGGGCAGAATGATCCTAGATTACTTAATGCTTATACTGTAACTGGTTATACAGCAAATCAAAAAGCATATTTAATTAAAAATTCTGTAGTTTATATTGGTTCTAATTTATTAGGATTACAATTAGCTTCAAGTTACAATAAAAAAATTGTAGGTCTATATGGAAATATTTATTCATCACAGAATAAGCCATATTGGAGCAACGAAGAAGATATAGCTTTGATTCAAGGTTTTGATGAAAAAACGAAACCATCATATGCACCGCAAGAGAATCCAAAGGTTATAAATAACATAAAACCAGATATTTTAGCTCAAAGCATTTTAAATAGTTTAAATATTAAATATAAAATTAAAAATAAATTCAAATCTATAGGCGTAAGTTATATGAATAAAACTATAGAACTTGTACCAAATATGGTTATTAATCCAGCTTCTTTTGGAGCACCAAATGTTATAGTCAGAATGGATATTGAATTTAACGAAAAGTTTCTAGCAGCACAATTAGCGAAAAGTAAATGTTTAATTATAACAAACAAAACTATTTCAGAAAATTTGATAAAGACATATAAAGTTAATATCACTCAAGTTGTATACAAAATTGAAAAAGAGAACGATCCTTTATTTGTTAATTTATTAAAAAATGAAAACATTAGTTTTGCATTAATATCAGTATTAGATCAAGAAGATATTAATAATATTAAAATCCATTATATGGATTTAGGATTAATATTAAAATTGAATTATAAAACCAAAGAAGATTATGATTATAAAAATATAAAATACTACAAAAGTAATCATTTTATATTAAGTAATAGCAAATTATATATGAGCGAAGCTGCAGTAGAAAAAGACTTACCTATTAAAGATTTTGATCAAAACATTCAAGAAATCATTGATACTGATACCTTTTGGAAACATGCAGATAATTATGCTTTTTTAGTTGACTAGTTTATATAAATAGACTATCATACTAATAATGAGTCCAAAAATTAAACAACAAGATCAAACTGCTTCTATTGGAAGCTCTGCACTTTTTGATAATAATATTAATATCACGCCAGAACTAAATGAACCAACACTAGAAGTTGTTCCTCCTAAACTTATTACAAGAAATAAATATGGCTTAATTGAAGACAAGAATACCAATTATACTTATAATGATGATGGAACTATCAATTGGCGTAAAATGGTAAAAACAGAACATCTTGTTCCTAATAGACAAAAAACTCAAGAAACCGACGTATCTAAACTTCAAGATAAAGATTTGCTTATTCTTTTAGGTGGCATTAAAGAACTTGCTCAAATTAGAGGTTATACTAGCGTTGAATATAAAGTCGTTGCAGCTAGTGAAAATTATTTTGCAACATCTTGTAAAATTATATGGATTCCTAATTATGAGACTAACGGAAGAGTTATTGAATTCGAAGCTCTTGCTGATGCCACTTTAAATAACACAAAGAGTTTCGCTAGATTCTTCTTGGCAGCAATAGCGGAAAATAGAGCATTTGTAAGATGTGTTCGTAATTTCTTAAAGATTAATATTGTGTCCCAAGAAGAATTAGGTGATGCAAAACTTCTTGAAGAAGCAGTAGCATCAAATGAAAATCCAACTTCTCCACAAGTTCTGTTAGAGAAAGTTATGAAAGATAAAGGAATTTCTTTCGATTATCTTAAAGAAAAATTAATTAAAGAAAAATTTGAAGGAGCAGAAGGTCTTAGCTCTGTTCAAGATATTCCAAAATCTAAAATATTTGAATTGATTGATAGAATTAAAAAGATTAAAAAATAAATTACGAAGCTCTGAAATATGGAATCCTTACACCAGTTCCATTTATATCAAGTCTAAAATATCCAGATGGTGCATAAGTTCTAGTTGTTGAATTTAAAACTTGATCTGCATTAAATAATAAACTTCCACCAGTACCACTTAAATTCAAGTAATAGCCACTGGCTAATCTTAAATCTCCGCTATTTATTTTACTTTTTAGGAAAGCGTCACCACTTAAATCATTTATTAAACTAATAAGATAGCCACTTACTCCAGACAATTGCTCCTCATCTACAATATTACCTAAATTATTAGTTATATAAATTGGATTAGCATTAGTTTGAGGTAAAAATACTAAATTGTTAACAATTTGCCTATCGGTATCAACAGCAGTTCCTTGATTATTAACTCTTGGAAATCTATAAGTAGTAGCTACTCCTGGTGGATAAACTTGATAATCTACTGGGACAGCATCTACAGTACTATAACTAACATTATAGCAAAGTTTTCGACCACCAAAACCTGGTTCTATTTCAAATGTCGCTCCAGCTGTACATGCAGGACAAGGAGATGGAGGAGAACATGACGCACAACCTGCTAAAGTACCACCTTCACATCTGTTATAAAATACATTTCTTGTGTAATTACCCAAATCATAAATGCTTCCATTAGTGAAATCTTGATCATATTGATCCATTAAATTATCTTCAAATTGAGTAGATGGTCTTAAAGACATATATCCACTTTTAAGAAGTCCCGCTCCAACACTTTTAACAAAACTAGCAGTTGTTGTAAAAGTATCTGCTCCATTAAAAAAAGCTTCTCTTAATTGGATTCCACTATTAGCTAACGCTTTAACAAAACTAGTATAACTTGGACCAGTAAATTGTTGATACATTATTTTATTTAAATTATCTTTAGTTAAATAACCAGTTGCAGCATTTTGATCAGTGAAAAATATATAAATACTTCCAAAATAAGATTGTGGATCTTTTATTACTACCGATATATTATTGTCACTATTTATAATAGCTGTAGCAGTATTTATATCGTATTTTTCAGAAGTCATTTGATCATTTTGAAATAATCCGAAAAGATAACCATGAGGTTGATTATAAGCGGTTCCAGCTAAAGTTTGTTGAGAAGTATACTTTACTCCTCCATCTTTTTGTCTTGCATCAATAGCTATCCAAAATCCAGAAATTACATCATCTCTTAAATATGATCTTAAATTTTGATCAGTAAAACCAGTAAATGCTGAAAATTCAGCAGACAAAGAGCTAGGCGAATAATAATCTGTGTTTATAAAAGTTTCACTATTAGCTCCAGATCCATCAAAATTTCCAGTTCCAAAATTCAGTCTATAAGTCAATTCATCATTTGTCCATGTTTTTAAAACTGGAGCAAGATTATCTAGATTCCATTGAAGACTTAAAGTTTTATCATGAATTAAATTACCTGTATTCAAAGCTACAGACTGAAATTGACCTGCGTTTGGGCCTACAACTGGAATTGTAGTCAAATCATCAAAACTAGATCTATATTTAAAATCATTTAATTCAATTAAATTAGTATAATCTCCTAATAAATTAGAAGAATAATAAAAATTTCCACCTCTATAATTTCTAGAGAAATATCCTCTTGGACTTATACCATAAATTCTAAAATAGTAAGTTTGATTATTTCCAGTAGGAACATGCTCTCCACTTACAACAGAATTATCACTAGGGACTTGAAGAGAATTTAAAAAGAAATCTTCTTTTGGTACGTTCACCGTAAAGCCTTGAATATTAGCATATTGAGTTTGAAGATCATTGCTGATAAAATCACTTCCACTTTTAATATATATTCTCCAATAACTTGTTTCAGAATTTTGAGTATCTACAGCACCACTGATATCATAATTTAAATATAAATCTGCTGTTTCATATAATGCAAGACCACTTGGATAGCTAGCTTCTTTTGATGCAATTGGACTTAGCACTGGAGCATCTGTAAATGAAAATCCAGACTCAACATATAAGTATTTACTTGGATTGTATTCCATTGCATTTATATTATATTTAAATGGTTCAATTTCAGATATTCCAATTATTCTATATAATTCAGTTTCGGTATTTAGTCCAAAAGCACCGCCAGTAGTTTGAGCAGTCCAAATTGCTCCAGTATGTAAATTATAATCAGTTGCATTAAATACTTTATTGCAATTAATTTCTGTTAAAGTTTTTTCTGGATCATAACCAGTAGCTGTATTTACAAAAGATGAATTCATTTGAAAAAGTCCAGATTGAATCTTACTTCTTTCATAGCCTGTAACAAAATCAGAATAATTTGTTCCAGTCGCTCTTGATGTAGGTGTTAGAATTTCAAGTTTATATGTTTGGTTTGGAAAATTTGTTGTAAAATATCCAGAAATATTGTTAAATTCTTCATCAAGAATAAATTTATGTTTACCACCAATTCCTGTACTAATTCCTAAAACTCTTCCCCCTAATCTATGCATTAGCCTATTTGAATCTTGAATTTTAATAACATCTCCTGGCCTTAAATATACTGAATCTAATCCTGCAGTAAAATCAATAGTTTCTGTTTCTAATTGTTCGCTAGCTAATGCCCATTTTCCAAGTCTATAAGCTTGGCCTCTACTTGTGCAACCAAATGCAGTAATTTCTAATTTTCTGATACCATATTTTCTTACTCCATCTGGGTCTTCAATATGTTCAACTGTTGGTTTAGCAAAATAATTCATATCATTGTATCTAACAACAGCGACTGTATTTCTTGTTTTTTTGCTACTACTAGAATAATTAAAATCTCCGTTTTCTACATTAGAATTTGTGAACAAAACATAAGGATCTTTTGGCATATCAGCAATTGCAAAAATTGAACCATTAGCATAATAAGACATTCCTCTAAAAATGCTGGCCATGTCATTTAATAAATTAAATGCATCAGAAAAATCATTTATGACAGCATTACAAGTAAATCTTGGTTCTAATCCACCAAACCCATCATCAACAATTGTATCGCAATACTGAGCAATTTGATATAAATTCCATTTATCTACTTGTTGATTTTTTATATATTTTCCTAATCCATATCTTCTATTTGTTAATATGTCGTAATAACACCATGCTGGATTATCTGTCCAATAAAGTCCAACTCCAGAAGGATGATATTCATCTGAAAATCTTCCATCCCAATCTCCATTATATGTTTTTTTAATCGGATCATAATTGCTTGGTATTTTTATTTTTAATAATTTTACATCATATGATCTATCTGGAACATTTTGAAAATATTCTGATGTAAATAAACTTTTAAAAATTGCAGATTTTGGATATATATAATCTTCTCTAAAAACTTCAGTAATTGAATCTACCGTTACAGAGTCTTTTAAATTTAATACAGTACTTTCCTTACTAGTTCTTTGTATTTGCACTCTCCATCCTAAAAATGTTATATCATTTGGATCGTATTGACCGCTTAAATCAAATTTAAAAGCATCAATTATACCAGAACTTATTTTTCCATTGGTTTGTTCGTCTCTTTGCAGAGATCGTATTTCTATATATCCGCCGCTAGTTATTTTAAAAATTTTGAATCTATAAGTTATCTTTCTATCTCTAATATCTCCAGCTGTTTGTGAAATTTTAACAGTTTGACCACAACCTAGATCATAAGTTACTCGATCTCTATTTGGGTCATTTTGCTGGTCAAAAAGAGCTGTTATTTTTAAAGATACGATTAATTCACTTATATTTGTATTTTTAAAATCGTAATTTTTAGCAAAATCTGCTCCAAATCTTAAAGTATCTCCTAATGTTAAAGTTCTAGAAGCTTGAGAAATATCTGCTGCACTAGTAGCATTTTTTAATGTACTGGATAGACTTGTTGCAGTAGTTTGATTTCCATTATCGTATCTAAAATTAATTTGAGAGTAATTATAATTTCCAGCATCATCAATTAATGGAACATTTTTCCAAAATATTGATCTCAGATAAGGATTATTTTCTTTATTAGGATATATATTAAAAATATAACTTGACCAACCAATTTGATTAGTTTGACCAGCATAAATATATTTTCCACTTACTAAACCTTCAATTGGACCTTCAGAAATTAAATCTGTGACTTCTGTTTCTGTTCTGGAAAGAACTTTACCTGCTACGTTAGTTTTAAAAATACCTTCAGGCGCTTCGATTGGAGTATGTGGATCTGGTGGTGGTCGAGGACTACAACTCTTTCCACCTCCTCCTCCTCCTGCTCCTCTTAAAACTTTAGGATAAAATTTTTTATTATCTTCTTTTAGATTCATTAACTTGTCCTTGATTCAGTATTCTTAACGTAACTAGTATTAAATGAAGCACTAACAGTTTTAGAGCCAACAATAAGTCTTCCGTATCCTACTGGAATAGGTCCACCTTCTCCTCTTGTATTTGTTGGTCCATCAAAAAGATAAGATTTTCCACCACCACCCTTTGCTGCAATTTCTGGAGATTGAAATTCTGGAGCAACAAATGGGGGAGGAGAAGATAAAAGAGATAAAAATCCAGCAGCAGTTAAAGCTATTCCAGCTAAAATTAAAGCTGCACCAAAAACTGCGCCAACACCAGTAAATATTAATACTACGCCAACAATAGTTAAAACAATTCCAGCTACAGCACTAATTATTCCATTCGCTCCTTCTATGATTGGAATAATATCAATACTTTTTAAATCTTCAGTTTTATAAGATACCGTTAAATTTGAATAAATAGCTTTTTCAAGATCGTTTTCAATTTCATCTGGATTTTTAAAAATTTTAAAATCTTTCTTATTTATAAGAACTCTATATTTTAAATTATCTTTCTCTAGCTCATAAAGAGTTTTATATAAAATTCTAGTGTTAGCTTCTATTGCCCTAATAGCTTCTCCAACACTATTTACAGCTAAATTCCATTTAGTCTTTTTTACTTTTTCTGCTAATATACCATGTAATTCTATTTCAACCATAATTATAACTCCTGAGAAGTCGGCGGGAATCCTCCAAATGGTAAAGGACTACCAAATCTTTTTCTACATCCTTTTAATCTTTTAGAGCATTGATCTGCAATCCAATAATTATTATTAAATGGAGAATACAAATTATTATTTATTTTTGAAACAAAATAATAATTAATTCCATTCAATTCAACATAAACATATTGTCCTTTTGAATAATTTGCATTATTAGCTTTTTGCCATAAAGTAGGGTTTCCAGGTGAAATTCCAACTCCTAATAAACTACTTATAACTTCGTCTTTATCATTTGCGACTGGTGGATTTACGTACCCACACCCTTCTCCTCTATAATCAAAAGAGCAAGATTCAGCATATAATGTCCTAAGTGGAAGTTTTATATTTTCTAAATCTAAAATTGAACTTAATTCATATTGTAAAACATTTTTATTTTCTTTTAATTTTCTATCAATATAATAAATATCTGGATTTAATTGAGCGTAACTATCTGGATCAATTGTGAAATCATCATCATTTATAATTCCGCCATAACTTTTAAAATTGACGGCATCAAGATATTTCAAAAAAGTTCTTTTTCTAGTGATTTCTAAACCAATTATATCGCCAATTGATCGAATTGTATTTTTTATTTTTACAAAAAAAGCTTCATATGATTCAATTTGATTTTGACTAGTAAAAGTTAATTTTGGTTTTGGTAAAGTTCCTCTAGCCATTATTTCAAGTCCTTCGATTAAAATTGGAAATGGAACATATCTTTTTCCTTGCCAGATTATTTGATTAAATAAAGTTGGACTACTTAAATTTGAACTAGTATTTTCAAAATTTATTGTCATATTATGAAAACGTAAAATTCCTAGTGGAGAATCTATCTGTGCACTATCATAATCTGGAAGACTTTGTGAATTATTATATGGTATTGGAATTTCATTAGAAAAACTTAATTCCGCTAAATCTATATCATCTCTTTCTATTCCAAAATTTCTAAAGTCAAATTCATATAAAGTTATTAAAGCGGATGGATTTAATTTAGAGCCTTCTATAGATATTTTTTTTGTACCAAGTTGTTCGTTAGAATTAATACTCATACATTTGAAGTTTCAGAAAATTTTGCTGTTATATTATAATTATTATAAAAATTATAACCTATATCCCATTCATCACAAATAAATCTTTTTGGATAAGATTGAGATGCATCAAAATTATATGGAAATGGAGCATCAAAAAAGAAAGAATCTGTAGCTTTTCTTTTATGTAAAAAATGAGCAATCGCTCTTGTTTCATTTTTACCTCTTCCTTCGAAATTTAAATTAAATTTTTGAAGATTATTGTTTATTCCATCAGCCATACGTTGTTCGTACCCATTACCAAATTTTATAACATTTACAGCTGGCTTCATTTGTAATTGAGAAGCATAAGTTGGTTTCCAAAAGAACTCTGGTTTTGTTACAGCAGAATAATATCTATATCCTCCCCAGTAAATATTCGAAGTGGAAGAGGTTGGAGTATGATTTAAATTATCATCAACTAAACTATAATAATAATTATTACTACTTAATACAATGTCATTTTTAACATATGATATGTTACTGTTATAACCACTTACGCTATATAATGATAAATCACTCATTTTTACCTTACACCTTTAGTATTATTACACCTATTAATAGTGTAATTAATTTATAATGTTAAGAAGAATTGTCAAAGAAAATCAAAGGTTATTTATAGATTCTAAAGAGGTTTTAGGAATACAAGACTTTAGTTTTAACTATAATTTACCAATAGATCTTACAAGATACCTTGGTATGGAAAGTGTTACTTTTTCTCATTCTAAACCAGTAACAGCAGAAATAACAGTTAATAAACTTCTAATAGATTCTGATAATTTCATTAATTATACAGGAGATACCACATTTAGTGGATATTTAGAATATAAGGATAAATATTTTGCTTTTAATTCTGGCATACTAAATAATTATTCTATTTCTTGTGCAGTTAATCAAATACCAACTCTAAATGCAAATTTAACAGTACTTGGCGAATTTGGACAAGGAGTAGATAAAAGTTTATCAGTTTTGCCTAAAAACGATATAACAATAGCAGATTATGGAGACATAGAAGTAACTTTAAATGATTTTGAATTTAATAGGCTTCAAAATTTTACATTGACTATAGATACAAATAGAAATATATTATACAAGTTGGGTAGTTCTTATCCATTTCAAATAATCACCAATCCGCCAGTTGTTACAAATCTTACATTTGGAATTAAAGTTGATGATTATCAAGTCAAAAATATAAGAGATTTATTGTGCCAATATAAGGTAGAATCTTTAGGCATAACATTTAAAGATTTTAAAAACCCAAATGGATCTCCTATTTTATCTTTTAATTTTAATGAAGCTATATTTCTTGGCGAGGGTTATCAAGGATCAGTTGGAGATTCTTCTATCGTTAACTTAACTTATCAAGCTTTTAGCAGACCTACTCTTCCAATTACGAATAGAAATAATCTGCAGAGTGAAGATACAATAGATCGAACTAATAATATTAGTTTTTAATTTTAAAATAAATTTTATATAAAAAACAAGCGAAAAGATGAGTTGATAATCCGCAAAATGGAAAAGAAAAGATTCCAAGAGTACAGTAAAGAGGATTATAAAACAAACTAGTAAAAATCCCCATCCAAAAACTAGAACATTCTGGGCATAATAATGGTCGCCTAATATATGGAATCTTAGCTATAAAATTTCTTACTGGCGCAAATATATCAGAAAAACTCCAAACAAAACTAACTCCTAAGCTTAATATTATATAAGTAAGAAGTTCAAAGAATATCATAAAAAGAAAACGTTAACGTATTCATCATCAATTTTTGAAGTTGAAAATGCTCTATAATTAGCTCTTTCTTGAATCAAGCGATTTTGAAAAGCTTGCCATTCTGAAATTTTAACTTTCTCAACTACTCCAGAATATGATTTTACTGTATATCTTTGAGTGATTGATTGAAGGTTAACTTCTAATCCAGTATTTTCAATAAAATTATTTAAGAAATCAAGAGATTTTTGTCTATTTGTATTAACATAATTTTCTACTTTACCTCTGCAACTACAATTTGGATTAGTGCTTGCGCTCTCTATATCTGCATAAATTTCGGGCGCTACAGCTTGAAAAGCGGTTTTAAATTGTTCATTTGATACTAATTCTAAGAATATCTTAGAAAGAAAAGGATAATCGTTGGGTATACTCATATTATATTATATATTTAATTTATTTTTTTTCTAATTTATCATTTATTTCAAGTAGCATTTTTTCTATTTGCATGAATTTATTGTCCATCCTCAAAAGGATATCTTCGAACATTTTTGATGCAATTTCATCTTCTATCTCTGGAAACGGAAGATTCAAGTAAGGTAATTTATTCTGCACTATATAAAAATATTCATTATCTTTATTTAAATTAGATATGTCAGTATAAGTTTTTATTAAAATTTTGTTTACTATTACTAATCCTTCTTTTACATTTTGAGGCAAAGGATTCAATAAATCTAAAATAATAAAATTATCTCTATAAGTAATATTTTTAATTAAATTTGTTTGAAAACTTTTAACTGTTGATTTTCTATAAAAATGATCAATATAAATTTTTGATCCTGCATCACTTACAAATGCAGTTGCTGGTTCTGGTGGAACTATATAAGATCCCTTTTCTTCCATTTCTAAATCTATACTTACATCGTCGATTTCTGATACTCTTAAAATAGTTCTCCTATTATTTGAAACTAATCCATCTTGAGGATAAAAGTTTTGATTTTTATATATTACCCCTTCTCTGCTAGACAACTCTTTGTATCCAAAAAATTCATACTCATCATAATAAATATCTATATAATCACCAATGGAAAATTCTTTAGTATTTTCAAAAATATGAATTTTGTTTTCTGCTTCTATTTTTTTAAATTGTTTTTGAATTTTATAATTATCGAAACTGTCAATTCTTAGGGTAAATAAATCTTTATCAAAAACTAAAAACGTATTCTTTCTTAAAGGTATGTTGGATATATTGGCATTAATTAATATTCCATCTTTAATTTTTGTGGCAGTATATCTTTCCATTAATAGATTATATGAAATATTTTAAGGATATTCTAGAATTTATAATATCATTAGGTTTTGTATTAAAATTTTTATTCATTAAATAGCCTGTTTTTAAGAATATCTGTATTCCCATAGAAGGAGATGTCATTCCTGTATATACGATTTTTGTGCCACTTATTATATTATTTATATCTCTTATACCGACTCCATAAGTATCTAGATCAACTGCTAAATCAATTTCTTCTTTATTGTATATTACTCTAGAAGGATATGTGCTATTTATATCATAAACCGCTTGAACATTAGCTGAATAATTAAAATCCATTCTTTTTACTTGATGTTTATTAAATTCATTATAATCATCTTTAAAAGCTATAAGAGTATTAGCGCCATGAGCATAATAATGTCCAGATGTGGAATTTATAGGGTAATTTTCATTTCCAACGCTTCCTGTAAATCCATTGATACCAGTGTTATAAAATATAAATTCAGCTTGATTTTGAATTAAATTATTGGGTTCAATTGAAGCAGTAAAAGATCTTAAATAACCGCTTTCAAATACGCTATCACCAAATGCTATTTTAAAGTTATTTTTAACTCCATTTTCTGCAAATATATTATCAAAAAATACATTATCATAAGGCACTTGACTTATAAAGTTAAGTTGAATTGTAGATGTTAATCCTTGGGAATTAAAACCTCTATATGGTTTTTTATAGTTTACCGCAAAAGCAAAATTTGCACTTGGGTTAATATTTAATGATACATTTTGAGCTATGAAATTATAGTAAGAATATTCGCAATCTTTAATTCCAGAAGAATTATATGCTTCTAAAGTTATTGGTAAATTTTTATGAGAATAAAACATTAGTAATATTTCGTAAACTTTCTTAAAGTTGTTACGACTCCATTATTCTGAGTACTTGCGCTAGCAGAAATAGATTGAGCATCATTTATTGATATAGAATAGTCTATATCTGGACAACATATTGCAGAAGAATTAATTGTAATTGATTTCGTATCTCCAGTATAAAGTATTCTTTTGTAAAGATTTTCTGTAAGCTCTAATTCTTCTACTGCGCCATGAAATTTTATTGTTTTTGGATAACTTGAGCCAATTGTATTTATAGGTTGATGTTGTAATTTTATGCTATAATTTAAACCAAAATATTCAGAGGACTCGCCAATTGAAACATTAGTTTCTGTGCCATGCAAAAAGTCTGCATCAACATTTGTATTAGCTGGTAATTGATATTTTCCAAATTGACCACTAGCAGGAGAATAACTTATAAAATTAACTTGCGCCGAAGCAACTGTGCTAGGATTAATACTTAATGAAAAACTTTCCAAATAACATTTTTGAAAAGTTAAACCTCCAATATCAACATAATATGGAGTAGCATTTTCAAATTGACCGCTTTTATGTAGTTCTAATATGGATCTTATTGGATCACTATTTTGTATAAGATATTGAAAAGATACATTATTAGTTATATAGCCATTAGGAGATTGAAGTGGATAAGAGTTGTAATAACCTATTGCCTTGACTTCTGTTAGAGTGTTTGTTGTGCTACAATTTCCATTAGTAGCTACCAAAAATGATAGATTATTTAAATCACTTCCTACTCTTATGGGCGCATGTTTAAAAGAAAGGCTTTCCATATATAAGATTTACACTATTAAATTAAGTAGTTTTCGCGGTCTATGAGACATTATTATCATATGTATTAATAATCACATTGAACGGTATAATAGCAATCGAAGCAGTTTGGCTCAAGCATATCCCATTCAAAACATCCTTCAGGATCTGAATAAGAAGGCTGCGGGATTCCACCCAAGCAAAGCGGGCAGCAGTAATCAGGTGGACCGCATGGATCTGGTGTAGTGGTAGTCGTTGTCGTCGTGGTAGTCGTGGTGGTAGTCGTGGTAGTAGTTGTAGTTGGCGCAACTCCTTCAACTACTGGTGGACCACAATCTGTATTATCTTCATAATAGCCTTCAGTATCACAATTTGCTATAGTGTAGCATTCATAACAAGTTCGTGGATCTTTGGAACATCCTAGTTCAAAATTAGTAGTGTTGTCTCCAACATTTACTGATACTGGGTATTTTCCTTGAGTATTACATTCTAAAGCTGAACCCACTAAGTATCCTCCATAAGTTCCAGCATAAGTAGAACAAGCGCAATTTGCACAATTAGCATCTGTTCCTGCTGGCGTGAAGGTTTGACACTCGCAATTTGGAAATACTTCACAAAGATCCATTCCAGTTCTTACTATTGATGGATTAATTGGCTTTGTTGAAGAGTTGCTTATATAAACACTTAATGTTCCTCCAGAATAGTCTATCCAAACATGCTTGATCTGTCCATCAGCAAGATCTAAATTACATAATCTGGTTTGCTGAACAGAATCAACACTACCATTTATATTTATTTCAACAGAATTATTGTTATTATTATCGTCAGCTCCATTATTAAAAGTATCAAAACTTACAGCAATACTATTATTAATTCCACCATATCCTATTTGTCCTCCAAATCCACCAGCAGTATCAGATTGACTTTGAATTATAAAAGATATTCCATCTGCTCGGCTAGATGTGGGAGTCATTTTCATAGCAAAATAAACTTTAAATGGATAAACTCTTGTGCTATTCCAACTATCTCCATTACAATCTCTAAATTTTATTGGTTTTTTAAAATAAAAATTACCAGCTTGTCCAAATTCATCATCTGTTAAAACTATAGCATTTACATCTGCGTTTTGATCTCCTGCAATATATGCATCTCCAACTAAATTAATACTATTTTTATAAAAGTCTTGATTATAACTTATTATATTATAAATATTTTGAAAACTAAAAGCAAGTATTTCATGTTTTTCTGCTTCATCGCCAGTGCTTGCTCCAAATCCAACAAAAGAATAATCGCATCCAATATCTGGACAGCAACCAGGATCGTCTTCTAAACATTTTACAAAATTAGATTTTTCTGTTACATTTTTAAGAAGATCTCTTTTTAAATTTTGATTTCCAAGTAAATCTTCTCCATACCTATGATATCCAGTTCCAATAACATTACAATATTCAGTAGACCAATTATATAAATTTCCAGCTTGATCTCCAGTATAAAATGATCCAGTATTCATATAATAACAATTATCACAAGATTGTGATTCTGTTTTATTTAAAGCACTTACATATGCATTTACAAAAGATGAATCTTGGCTATTAACTACAGTATTACCACTTTGATAGATTGGTATGTTTGGAGTAGGATAATCAATTATTGTAGATGGAAAATTAATGTTTTTAGCTATTGTTTTTTTCAATAAATTTTGTATTTGAGAATGATAAGATGATGTATCCTCGTAAGATAAACCAAAAAAAACTACATTATTACCAAATCTATCAGTTCCTCCAGCAGGATCAGGAAAAACAGTTGAAAGTCTTTCGCTATTTATATAATTTCCAAAACTTTGAACTTTATTTTTATTGTCTACTAACGCTATTGCGTTAGGGTTAGTGTTATACTCTCTAACTCCCGCAGTTATAAATGAATAAGGTTTCTCATGAACATTAGTCTCTTTTACGCCAAATCCTGCTGGACCTCCTGCAGGTTCGCTTTGAGTAGACCAAAGTTCAAATTCTTTGCTACTAGCATAACCCATTCTAAATCCACTTGCTTGATAACTTTCACTTGAAAAAAGTATTTCAAAATTAACTGGAGTATTATTATAATTTTCTAATAAAAATAAAGTTGTCCAATTTCCAGTAAATTGAATTGGATAATTAGAATAACTTAAATAATCAGAAGAGGTTGAAATTTTATATCCGCTTTCAGTTCTATTAACGTTTCCATTAAAAGTTCCACTAAAATTTATATTCTTTAAATCATAAAAATTATTTCCTGTAAAATTATATCCAGATTTTAATATCCAAATATTTTTAAATTTATTCCAAAGACTATAATCTTTTAATCCAACAACAAAATTATTTATATCTTCTCTAATATTAAAATCTGATATTTGTGCTCTATTAATATAACTCAAAGCATCTGCATCTAAAACAGTAACAGAATTATTTGGACAAGGTAATGACATGGTAATATCATAATTACAAGAATCGCAGTTTATATTATTTAATGCGTTATTTTTTAAATTTTCTGCTTCAGCTTCAGCATTACAAATAACTTTATCTAAATTAACATATCCACTTGTTATTCCAGTAACACTTCCAGTAAAATAACAATTACTGTCATAAAGTTTTGGTTTAATATCAAGTGATGCTCCACTTTTTGCAATTATAAAATCAATTGGTAATACTCCAGGATTAGAAATTGTAAAATTCATTCCGCTTCTAAAATCTATATTAAGACCACTATAGTCATAACTATAATTTGTATAAGCAGCTAATCTTACTTTTCTTGGAATTTGGCTATTTAAATAACCCGCACCTGGGGTGTAAAATTTGTTAACTAAAAATTGCGTGAATCCAGAAAAGGTTAATACTAATGGTATAGTATTAAAAATACATTGAGAAAATATTTCTCCAGATGTTTGAAGATTTATATCTACATAAAAACCAGTACTAATTCCAGTTGATTCTACATTTATATTAAAAAATCCACTCCCGCTATTTGTTGTTAATGGAAGATATGCATTTGGAGTTAAAGAAGGAATTGTATAACACTCATTATCTTGATTAAAAATTTTCCAAGAAGCTAACCAAGGATATTTAACATCATCATTAGAGTAGTATAAATAATCAGAATCTATAGCAGAAGTATAATCAACAATTACCCATTTATCTCCAGACCAAGCAATTTCTTGAGTTATAGGATTATTTTTCTTGTATTTTAATTTATTATTATAAGTTGTATATCCAGTATAAATTCCATTAATTGAAGTTGGAATAGCTGAAGTAAGTGTTACTTTGCTTATTGAATTTTCTGTTCCAGTAAAAGGCACTTTTGTTCCATTTATGATTACTCCATAGCTTATGCCAGTATACAAAGTTGTTAATGGTTGTGCATAGTATCCAAATTGATTATATAAATTATTATAGTATGCATCTAAAGGCTGCCCACTCCACAACAAACCAGTTAAAGTACTAAAACCAGAATAAACTGGATCTAAACAAGAACCTGTATAAGTTTGAACTATTTCTTTTGAAGGTCTATTAAGGTTCATAATTAACTTTGACTAGTTTTACTTAATAAGCCTCCTGGACGTTTTTGTTCGATAATTGTAGATATAACATTTTGTTTAATCAATTGAGTAAACTCTTTCATATTCTTTTCTTTGGCCGCTTTATTAGAGTTTTTATTTTCGTCATTTTGATCTGATGAATTAGAATTATCTTGAGAGTTTTCTGTTGTTTTTCCATCAGCTTCCATACTTATTTGAATTGTTATATTATTAGTATCACCAGCAGAAGATGTTTGTTTATCTTTTTGATTTTTTAATGTTTCATTTAGATCCGCAATTGCAGTTGTTAATATATCTACATTTAAACTAGATTCTGTTCCACCACCTAATATTGAATTTCCAACTTGTCCTCCATCAGCAAAACCTCTAACTTGACCATTATTTAATTTTTCAAAAAATCCAGTGCCATATTTCTTTACCGCATTTTTATTAACAACAAATTCACCACCCATTAATAACGCTGGAACATCATCCTCTGCCATTCCTCCACTTGCAAAGCGAAATCTATTACTCGTTGTTAATCCAGAACTTGTTCTGCCAGAAGATGAAGCATAAGATGTTCCACTTCCTTTTAACATATTTTGTAAAAATGGAGATCCAACTACTCCAGCTCCAAGCATTCCTAATATTGGTAAATTTTTAGAAGAGAATAAACTACTAAATCCCCCAGATTGTTGAGCTCCACCATAAAGACTAGTTATTGCTCCATAATTACTTCCTAAAGCGCTAGATGTTCCTCCCATGCCTCCTGGCATAGCAAATGCACTAGCTTTTGGTCCAAAAAGTCCACCCATTCCACCCATTCCACCACCAAATCCCATCATTGCTCCACCAGCTATCCCCATAATAGCACTCATCCATGCACTTTGTAGCATTTGTTTTTGTTGTCTATTATAAGCATCTAATTCTTTTGCATAAGCTTGTTGTGCTGATACCATTGTTGCTGTATTTTGGTTATAACTATCCATTAAATATCCAACATAATCTTTATAATCAACTTCTTTTTGCATTCTTTCTTGATTTTTAATACTTTCTGGATCTGATAAAGCATAATTACTTAAATTTGGATCAACATTATTTTCACCCTTTAATTGATTAATATAAGCATCTAAAGCATTTAATCCAGACTGCATATTTTTAGTATTTAATCCAGATGTATTTTCTGCTCCAGTTACAGCAAATTCATTATTAAAGTTTTTAGAGAATCCACCACCGTCTGCCATGCCTCTTGTTGCTCCAGCATTTAAAGAATGTAAAAATCCAGGGCCATAAGCTTGTTGAAGTGATTTTACTGCTCTTTGATTTAAAACAAACTCTCCTTTAGAAAGTACTGCTGGTACATCATCAACTAATCCAGAACCACCATTTACATATCCACCACCTGCATAACCTTTTACTGATCCACCTTTTGAAAATCCAAGTAGTGACCCTAAACCTCCGCCTCCTCCACCCATACCACCAAGAGCGCCTTGCAATTGACCAAAGATTGCTCCCATAAATAGTTTAGTTGATATTTGAGTAGCGATTTGCTGAATCTGTTGTAAAATTTGAATAGCGAAATTTTTAAATGCATCACCAGCGCTTACAGTACCAGAAGCAAAACTTTGAAAAGCGTTAGAGAATGACTCTTGAATATTATTTGCAACATCTACAGCGGAAGTATTTAAATCTTGGAAGAATTGAGTTCCATTATAACTCATTGCGTTAACAAAATTAGTTGCTATGCCGATTGCAGGATTGTATCCTTGTGTACGAGCAGCGTTTTGTTGTCTTTCTAATTCTTTATTTGCGTATTCTACAGAAGTTAAATATCCATCAGCAAGATCAGCAAGATCATTCATATGATCAATTTCATCTTGCCTAAATTTTAATCTTCTTTCTGCTAATTGATTATCTCTTGTATGTAAATCAAGTAATTTTTGTGCTATTTGTAATGCATTTAAAGATTTATCATTTATAACTTGTAAATCTCTTGCTCTATTTTCTGAAGCTATTCTTTCATTCTGTTGAATATCACCCGCCATGGCTGCCATTTGTATATATTGATCTTCAATTTGTTTTGTAAATTCGCCTCTTCTTTGTTCTAGATCTTTTAAATTTTCTAATTTGACTTTTGTATTTTCTAATACTGTTTCACTTGGAGACAATGCATCAACGCTACTAGGAGTAGTTTCTAATTCATTAAATAATTTACCTCTATAAAACGGTCCTTGACCCATTGGCGTAGGTGAGAAGCTTGGTAATCCTCCTGTATATGTAGCACCACTCATTACTGCTCCAGCTGTATTTGTTGGTTGTCCAGTTATTGTTCCCTGATTACCCACGGTAGCTCCATTAACTGCTTGTGCAAGTTGATTAATACTAGAACTGTCAATTTTAATACCTTGTTGACTTAATTGTTTATATATATCAGATACAGCTGTATCAATTTTAGGTATGCTTGTTGCTTGGGCTTCGATTGCTTGATCTTGTTTTGCGTAATTTTGTATTTGTGTTTTTGCTATTTGACTAATTTGTTCTTTTGAAAGATTTTGACCAATTGAACTTAGATATTTTTGAAGATCGGCTTCTAATCCTGTTTGCGCAGTATTTACTAATCCTTGAGGAAGACTTGTTGGGCCAATTCCAAGTTGTTTTAATTGATCTAATATTCCTAAAGCTCCTCGCCCTCTTACTCCAGCACTAGAAGAACCTAAATTCATTCTTGCGTTATTAAAATCTTGCGTCATTCCTGGGAATGCATTTTGTTGATAAGACCTTGTCCCTCCAGCAAAAGAAATCGCTTGTTGAACTCGCAATAATTTTAATCTTGCATTATATTCTTCATCTGCCAATCTTTTACTATTTGCAGTTGTTGAGTCTAAAGCTTGTAATTGATTAGATGCATCATTTGTATTTCTAGATAATTCAATTAATTGATTTCCAACTGACTTAGCTTGATCTACAAGATCTTTATTTGCATTATAATTTTCAAAATAACTTTGAGATAATTCTTTAGCTTGTTTAGATAATTCATCAAAACTTGTTATGCCTTTTAATTTATTAACATCTGTTTCTAATTTATTTATAAAATCAACTATTTCTGGATTTGGTCCTGGAATTGCTCTAAAATTAGCTATTTCTGTTCCTCCTAAATTATTTAAATTTCCAGTTGCTTTTTGAGTAATTTGTAGTCTTGATCTTTCGTATTCTGCATTTCTAATAGCGTCGTCAAATTGTTGAGATACATTTAATTGAGTAAATTCTCCAAATAAATCTTTTATAGATTCTAAGAAAGTTCCACGGCGACTTTGAATTTGTGCTGTAACATTTGCTATGTTAGTTTCTCCTTCTGAAAAAATTCTATTTGTTTCTATTATATTATTTTCTAAACCATTTAAAAATGCTTTTGCTATATCTTGTACTTTTTGTATATTTCCTTCGCGAATCTCATTAGTGTCTTTTACTTCTTTAAGTGTAGCTAGAAATTTTTCTATATCAAAATCTTTTATATACTCTGCATATAATGCTGCATTTTTAAATTGAGATTTTAATGTTAAAAGTTTTGATTTGATTTCTTCTGGTTTAGCTCCTCCAGCACTTAATTTAGAAATTACATCTCCAACCATCTGTCCGTTTTCTAAACGTTGAAGTCCAAATTGTTCTAATTCTGTTTGACGAGAATCTAATTCTTTTTGTATTTCTTGAGGATTTGTTTTTAAATATTGTTTTCTAATTTCTGAAGGAGTGGCAAAAGTTTTGCTACTCATTGTATTAAAATAATCCATGAAACCTGGTTCTTCTTTTAATTTTAATGTTTCTGCAGTTTTTTCTGCTTGTTGAGCTTGAACTTTTGATTGTTGAGTTTCTAATATATCTGTTTGTATTTGTTGAACTTTAAGAGTGTCACCTTTTCCTAAAGCATCTAATATAGCGTTTCTTGTTTCAGCTGGTAACGAAGATAAAGCAGCGACTTGCGCAGTTTGTAACTTTTGTAATTCTTGAGTAGACAATCTTATATTACCAGTATATGCTTGATTTAATTTTTCCGATATTCCATTAAATTTAATAAATGAATCATTTAATGAATTTAATTTTTCTTGCGATAATTGCATTGCTTTTTCTAAATCTTTAAATGGTTTTTCGTCTAATTGTTTTTGAATATCTATTAAAGTTGTAGCTGCGCCGAAAAGACCACCAATAATAGCTCCAGGAGCGCCTCCCCCAAGAGCTGCACCAGTTAAGGCGTAACTACCAATATTTCCCAATCCAGAACTTATTCCTCTTCCAACAATGTTTTCTTCTGACATAGCAGATGAAACTGCTCCAGTAATTGTAGGTAATAAAATTGATCCAGCTAAAGCTCCTCCTCCTTGACCAAAAGGAACTTTATTACCACCTGTCGTTAAACCGCGTGAGTTTAAAACTTTTTGTCTATAATCTGGATCAAATCCTCTAGTTGCATAATTTGGAATAAATCCTTTAGCTGTTCCAGATTTTCTAGCTGCAAATAAATCTTTAAATCTAGCAATACCTTGTCCTAAACCAGCTGGTTCATCTTTTGTATTATATACTCCAAGACCCATAGGGTTTTCAGAGTTAGATAATCTTGAATCTTGACCTACTCTAACAGAAGATGGAGATACTCCAGATGAAATTTCTCTCATCATAGAAGCCATTAATGGAGAGTAGTTTGGTATGAAACCTTTTGCGGCATTTTTTCTAGATAAATATTTTCCTACTGCAGATGCTCCATCTTTACCAAAAGCAGATTTCGGTAATACACCAGAAGCAGTTATAATTTTTTCCGCCATGCTATTAATATTTTCTCTGCTATTATCATTAATTTTAAAATCTGCTAATGGAGTATTATAACCAAATAACGCAGCAAGTTTTTGATTAGGAGATCCAATAACATCAAAATTAATTCCTTCTCTTGCTGCAGCTGGTATGCCTAACGCAAGACCAAGTCCAACTTCAAAAGCTGCACCAGCAGCTGCTGTGATTGCGCCTTTTGATCCAGGAGTTGTATCTAATTTTGTTGTAAGCGATTGAGGCGTAGGAATTACTGCTGGAGGATTAATTGACTTAATAAATGCTGAAGTAGCTTGAGAAACAGATTGTTCAATTGCTTTTTGAATATCTAATATTGATCCAGCATCTTTATAATTTTGATTATAAGTTTTAACTGGCCACCTTACTAGAACGTCTTCTCCGCCAAGATTTGTTAATTTTTCTTTTACATTTGAAGTTTTTCCACTTGGAGGAACTAACATTGTTGCGATACTTGATGCATCTAATATTCTTGCTTGACTTCTTTTACTGCTTAAAGCTCTTTGTACTACGGAAGAATTAATAACCCCTTCTTTTCCTTCGATCATCCATTGTGTTTTATTTATTTGTTTTAAAGTTTGTGCTTCTCTAGCTGCGATAATATCTGATGTACTTGCAAAATTTGGTATATATCCCATTGCAGCATACGGATTAAATCCTAATTTACTTTGAAATGCTTGAGCATAATTTTTTCCAGCGCTACTTGCTTGAGGAGGCATAATCGCTGGTTGAGTCATTCCTGGAAATTGTTTTACTTGTTCTGCTTTATTGTAAACTACTTGACCAGCACCAGGAATATTCATTCTTGAAATTGCGCCTGGTTTATATCCTCCAAGATATGCTCCATAAACTTCAGTTTGCTCTGCTGAAGAGAAATTAGGAATAAATCCACCACTTTTTGCTGAAATCTTTCCTCCTACAGAAGTTACTCCTCTACCCATTAAACTTGCTGTTAAACTTGCTGAAACTGCTCCAGCTTGTTCTCTAGCTACTGTTTGAGCTTTAATTACAGAAAGAATTTGATTTTCTACTTGAAGAAGACTTATTTGTTTAGTTAAAATTCCTTGTATTAAATTTGGATTTTGAGCTAGAATTGAATTAATTCTTTCTTGAATTTGAGCTTGTTGTTGAGAGCCTTTATTAATATCTAATATTTGTCCTACTGCTTGACCGCTGAATTTAGCAAGATTAATAAATAACTTACCAATTACAGCGCCAATCAATGCTAATCCTGGTCCACTGATATAATTTCCTAAACCTTCTAATAATCCTTTTGCTAATTTTTCTCCAGGACCTTTTGCGTCTGCTAAATTAAATGATTCAAGTGCAGAATTAATATTTCCCAAAACTCCTTCTATCGCTGGAGCAAGAGTTAATCCGCCAACATCTGCTGCAAGTTTTGTAAAATTTGTTGTTGTTTTATTTATTAATGCAGCTAAAGTTTGATTTAATTGTTCATTTCTTTTTACCGCTGTATCTGTTGCGTTTGTACTTGTATTTAATGCACTATTATAAATAGAATACTGTTTTCCTAAATCTCCTAATGCAGCTTTTAAAATATTAATTTGAAATACGCCACCAACTAATTCAGCAACATTAGCTCTTTGAGCATCAGATAAACCATCAAAGGTTGTAGCTAATTGAGTTAATGTATCAATTGCTGGCTTAAAACTTCCATCAACGTTTCTAGCTTGAATTCCTAAAGCTTCTAACTGATCTAATACGTCAGTTCTTTCAAGACGAGTGAAAATAGTTTTTAAAGAGTTACCAATAACTGCACCACCTCGGGCAGTGGTTTGTTGAACGCTAGTAACTAATGCTACTAATTGGTCTAAATTAACTCCTACGCTATCAGCAGATGAACCTACTCTACTAATTGCATCAGCAAGATCAGCGCTACTTACAGCAAAAGCAGCATCGACTGTTGCTAATTTATTTACGATTTGAGTTGAATCTAAAGCTACTTTATTAAAACTATTGATTGTTGCGGTTAGAGCTTGAGTACTAGATACAACATCTAATCCACTCAATCTAGTTAAAATCAATGCATCTCTTGTTCTTTTTAAAGTTTCCTCTACGCCAAGACCTTGTCGAGAAAATTCAACTGCTGCTTGAGAAACGGTTTCAAAACTTTGCCCTGTTTGACCAGCTACTTTAAATAATTGATCACCAAAATTAGAAAGATTTTTTGCACTTAAACCTAATATAGTATTAATATCTGTTAGATTTTTTTGAACATTAATTGTGGTTTTAACTAAATTTTCAAAACCTTTTTGAATAGCAAAAATTGCACCAGCAGAAGCTCCGAACGCAAGAACACGAGCGTTAGATGCATCTAATGATTTTCTAAATTCATCTACTGCACCAGTAATTCTACCAAGAGGTTGAGAAAATGCCTTTTCATTTAATCCCTTTAATTGATAATTTTTACTAAGGGCCGCCGAGATGTCATTCTCTAGTGGCCTTGTATCTGCACCTACTGGGACTTTTCCGACTACATTAGCCATTCCTTATACCTCTTTCCTGTGATAAATTACACTAAATATTAAGCATTATGTAATTTTATGAGGTCTTGGAATGACAACGATCCACCTTTCTTTTTAGCTTCTTCAGTTAAGCTAATATTATCTGTATTTTTCATGCCCATTTTCTTAAGGTCTTCCTTTGATGCTCCTACCAAAGAGCTTCCTAGCGTTTCTTCTGAATTTTTATTTTTCGTATTACGACTAACTTGAGCTGCATTTTTTGATCCTTCATACCAATCCACCAATGCTTCTGGATCATTAAGTACATTATCTGGCGCTTTTGTTGTACTGTTAGTTAATATACCTTTAAAATATTTAGCATAAGAAAATAGCTCGCTTTGTATAAATGTAAGATCAATAATGGCTTTACCAAAAAATGTATATGGATTATCATCACATAAATAAAATGAATTTAAGAAAAAGCCAGATAAAGCTATTTTCTTGAGATTTCTTTCGTTCAATCCAGATAAACCAATATTATATTTAGTATACAAAGCGTATAATTCTTCATATTCGAGATCTTCAAATTCTTGACTTGTTAATAGTTTGTTCTTTAGAAATTCATCTTTATAAAGAGATACATAAACATAATATTCGCTTATTTTTTTGCCACTATAAGACTCTAAAGTTGTACCCAAAAGTTCTTGTCTTTCCTTTAAAAATATATCTAATTTATTCTCATTTTCTTTAATTTGAGAATTCATATTTTCTATATCTCTAGAAACAATTAATTTTGATTTTGTGTATTTTAAATTTTTGATAAAGTCTTTTAGCTTATCTATTTGGTCTTCTTTATCTTTAGACCAAGAATCCTTGTCAATTAAATTTTGAAGCTGGGTTTTTTCATCCAAAAGACCTAATCTTTTGGCTTTAGTTTCGATTTCTATTTTTCTTTTATTAACTACGTTTAGATCTTTTAAACAAAAATGTTTTATGTAGAATGAATCTTTACCATCATTATAAAATGAATAGCCATTCAATATATCATGATAAAGTAATTTATATTCCTCTTGGTTCAAGATTATACATTTTCAAATGTTACTAATTTTTCAAATTCTTCTTGAGTACTAGCTCTTCCCATGTACCAAAAGCTAACATAAAAAGCGAACTTTTTAACTACAGTTTTTAACCATTCATCTTGATTGTCCTCTATACCATCATAAAGAGCAAGCTTTTCATCAAATGAGCCTTCTCCAAATAATTGAGATTCTTTTCCTTCTTTGTCAATCATAAAAGATAAATGCAAAATCCACCACAGGATAGTTTTATTTCTAGCTCTATTTTCAGCAGTTTGATCAAATAAACTAGCTTGAGCAATTTCAAAATCTTGAATCTCTGTTCTAAGATTGATAATCTCAGAGCTCAATTTGTCAAAATACTCTTGAGCTTCTTTGCTTCTATCATTTTTATCTACTATTGATAATTTTTGAAATTCATTTTGTTTTTCAAATAATCTTACATAAAGCTCTGCGTATTTTCCTTTGTCTTGATCGCTTAATGCACCACCATCATTAGAATATCTTTTAGACAATAAAGATCTAGTTAATAAACCAGCTTTAATTCCTTCTGATAATCTTACAGCGTAAAATAGTTCTGCTTCTTCGAATAATGCCCTAGTTGGTTTTTTGATAAAAAATTTGCGTGGAACAGCTTCTGTTACTTTGGAAGTAATAGAGATTTCTTTACCATCTTCAATTTTTGTTTCTGTTTTATCTACTTCTTCTTGTTTGCTGACTGTAAATTCATATATTTTTTTGTTCATAATTTATTATCCTACTTTCAAAGATTCAATAAAACCTTTTGTTTTTTTATAGTTGGCATTTCCGCCAATTAGTTTTATAAAAACATTTTGTTTTTCTTCATTCCAAGAGCTATATTGATTTAAAAAATTCTTATTTTTAAATGTATTCAAAGAAGGATTTTTAATTCCTAATTTGTTTAATTCTCTTTGTATTGCTTGCATCTCCAAGTTAGCTTGGATAATAGCGTCAATAGGAAAGCTAATGTATTTATTTTTCATTTTCATCTTTAAATTCCATTTTAATAAAGTCAAAGTTTTTCTCTATATCTCTTATGGTTTCATTACCTATATCAAGTATTTTCTTTCTTAAGTAATTATATTTATTATCATCAAAATAATCAATATTTTTTAATGTATTTTGATCTATTTTGCTTGATATTTTATCTATCATAGTCTTATGATCTTCTTGAATATCTTCTATTAAATTAAGATATCTTTTATACAAATTAACTAAACTTTTATGTATTTGAAAAGATACGTAATCTTTTACTTTATTATCGTTTTGCATAACTTATACCTTTTAACCGACCTTTTACCTACATATCTTTACACTAAAAACCCCGCCGAAGCGGGGCTTTTAATATTAACAATTAATTAATAATTATATTATGATGCTCCTGGAACATCAATAAACAATCCCTTAGCAGTTTCACTTGGGCCACCCAAGAATGCTGAATATTGTAGGGAGATTGATTTATTAGCTCCAATTGAACTTGTGAATGATTGTGATGTTAGTTTAGCTCCTTTTAGAGTATATTTCAATGCTCTAGCTTGAGCTCCACCTTCACAAGTTTTTGGAGACAACATATTGATTACTAGATCTGCATCTGCACAATCAGAAGCAATTACTGAAGCAAGATTTTCTGCTTCCAATTCTCCAAGTACTGCGTTAATTGATGCGGTAACGGTTACTGGGAATGTGATTTCTCTGGAGAAAGCAAATCTATTTCCTAATTTTTGAATTGGATCTCTTCCAAGATCAAAACTAATTGTAAAGTCTTGGATTTTTAGATCTTCTTCTACTACTCCCTTAGCACCAGAGAATGTTACTGTGATATCGCCTGGTCTTAGAGCTGTAAATCCAGATCCAGTTGTTAAACCAGAAATAGCAAAAATTCCAGTAGCATTATTTCCATCTGCAGGATTAATTGCTGGTACGGTTCCAGTGGTTTGAGCATAAAATCTCATATTCAAGCCTTCAGCTGAAACTGAAACGGTTGGGAAACCTCCTACTGCAGCATTAATACTATAAGAAGTTAATCCTGCATTTCCAATTCCAATAACTTTTCCATTTCCAGTTACATCGGCTTCATTTAAATTAGCATCTGTTCCTTCTGGAGCAACTACGATGTAATAATTTTTTGTGTCTTGTGCGCTTGCCCCACCACTTAAAATATTTCTAAGAGCGGGAACATTAGTTTGTCCAGTAGAAACTGCAAGACCCAAAGTTTGCTCGTTTTCTCCAGAATTTGCATAATAAGAAAAATCTAAACTAACTGTTGGAGCTTCAAGAATAACTTGATCAATTGCACCGATTTGGCCAAATTGATTTACGTTTTGTCTAGCGATATTAAAACTATAGTTTGCGCTTTGTACGCGATTTAGTTGTTTTGATAGTGAATAAGCGTTTTCGACGCTACTTCCACCTCCACTTGGTCCTACAAAAATTGCTTCTGATTGATAAATTACTCTTTTTCTTGCCATATAAAAATTCTCCTTAAGTTATACTGTTTATTACATTGTTTTTAAAGCAAAGAGAAATAATTATGCATGTGGATATCTAAAATCTGATAGTTCAAAGTCCACAAAAGCACTAAATATCTCTGGATTAACGTTATTTTGATATTCATACCTATAGGGTATAATTTTACTAACATTGACAGTTTTAACATAGATTAAATTTGGATTAACTATACCAGAAACAAGATTAATATAATTAAAATTATTATTCTTGGTTATACCATAATTATCAAAAGGCATATTGTCTTGTGATATTAAAGGCATATTTTTTCTGGCTGTATCTCTTAAAATGGAGCAAACTGCGTCCAAAGAGAACAAATTATCTGCCATTACTATTGCTCTTACTTGTAATAAAGTCTCATCTTGACCACCTAAAGCAAATGGTTTATTTTGACCACCATTGTTTTTTAAAAATATAGCTGGATAAGTTAATGCTGAAGTGGATATTCCAGTAGGATTTTGCGTTACTTTAGGGTTAATTTCAAATTTTGTTTCAAATATTAATTGTTCTTCAGCTAAACTAGTTAAATATATATTAAAATCTTTCACAGCATAGTTACCACTTATTCCACTACCAGCTGGATCAGAAGAAAAGAAAGCGTATCCTACATTTGGGTTAATACCAGAAAATCCACTAGTTCCTGGATTTATATATGTGCCATTCAAATATATGCCAGACATTAAATTAGCACCACTAATAGATGCATCTACTACAACTTGTTTAAATGGTAAACCATAAGTATAAAATCCATTAACTAAACTATCAACTGGATAAAAATTACCAGAATAATTAGTAAAAGCTTCACCTTTAGATAATATTTGATTATCTAGCCAAAGAAGCATATTCGACATTACTATATTATCAACTTGTGGTTTCATTTTTTAATTTTTGAATAGAATTTATTCATTATCTCGTTCATATATGATACAGGTCTAAAGTTGCCTTGTCTAAAAGTTCTTCTTCCTTGCAATCCTTTTCCTGATCTACTATTTTTAAACATTCTACCATAAATATATGCTCCAAATCCAGATATGCCATTTTCTATTCCTCTAATCCAACTATTTCCTTGTTCAAATGGCAAAGATCCAACTGCTTCAATTTCTTCAATTGAAGGAGCAATAACCTCAAATTCAAAAGATAAATTAGAATCATTATCAGAAACTTTTCCTTTAGGATTTAAAGTCACAGTATTCAATTTATTTCTTACTGGTTCTGTTGGGTTAGATCCTTCTTGAAATCCTATATAAGTTGTTAAATTTCCAATTCCATTTAAAGTTTGAGAAATATTTTCTGAATCAGCGCCAGCTTCTAACTCTTTGGTAACAGGATGATCATTATAATCTTCTAAAAGTTCTTGTTTTATTTTGCTCATTTCATTTTGAGCTTGTTGAAGGGCCTGGTCTTTTAGTGAAGAAAGATCAAAAGTTTTTAAAGACTTCATTAGAACTGATCTATTTATAGACACAGGCATTATGTTATCTCCTTGATAATAAATTCATAATATTGTTTTGTAAAATAATATTTTACTGTTCCGCTGGATATAACATTAAAAGATTTTCCGTCAAATACAATTTTTTCTGTTTTTTCTTTTGCTATATAATCTTTAGCAGCAGAATCTACAATCATTGTTACGTAATTTTGACTTGCAACATAAGCGTTGATATCTGCTATTAAATTTAAATCTTGATTGTTATTATATTTTAGAACAGCGTAAAAATCTTGACTTCGTGGAATGTATTCTACTTGCTGAGAAGTTGCTTGTCCATTTTGACCATAACCAAATAGTTGAGTATTTGTGTTATTTTTAATTTTTTTAATTGGCTCTTTGTGAACAGTAATAAGTCTTTTGAATGTATCAAACCATTGAGTTGCTGATTCAGAAAACCAAGCTTCATCATTTGCTGATATAAAGCTTGCCATAAGTTTATAAACTTTCTATATTTCTACTGTAGCTATAAGATCTGCCTGGAGCTTCGATTGTATCATCGCCAGCAACTTGAAGAGGAGTAACTTCATTGAGTTCATATTTATCAAGTAACATTTTGAGTGCTTCATCTGATTGTTTTTTGAGATCTGAATAAGTTTTTGCTAATTCATTTTTATTAACTCTTTTTGCTCTGAAACCATTTTGATCTATTTCGATTGTGCTATCTGTGCTAGCTGCGCCAAGGGCATTACGAAAAAGACGTTCATAATAATGAACTGTATATATTTTTTTGAATATGGTTTTTTCATTAATACCAAAAGGATCTTTTGCTTCGTCCGAGCTGTATATTTCTAAGGTAGTATCGCTAATTAAATATGGTTTATTTAAAAGAACATTTAATTTTCCTATATTGGTTCGTAGCCAGTAAGCTATTGAAGCAATACTTATATCTGCTGGTTCGCCTAATTCACGATATACTTCGTCTGCAACGTCTACAATTTTAGTGGTCATATAATAGATATTACACTATATAAATATTAAATTCCTGTAGTTCCTGCAAGAAGTACTGCTAACCCTTTTGCTCTAAGTTTTAGTGTTGTGTAAAAAGCTATATCATCTATAGATGGTTTTCTCATATGAGGGGTTGTTGTGAGGGTGTAACTACCAACAAATGGCTGAGTAGTTGCATAACGAACGCATCTAAAATTAGTTGCATCAATTACTGTAATAGCTGATGTAAGGCTTTTAACTATAGCGCTAGTATTTAAATCATTAGCACTTGTTGCATGGGTTCCAACAGCTCCATATACATGAATAAAATCACCATTACTAAATCCATGACTGGCACTTGTTGTTATTGTTTGTTGAACACCTTGAACTGGAGCGGTAGCAGCAGCAGACATAAGTCTGCCTTGATTAAATGCTTGATTTAAAACAGATACTGTTCCACTACCACTTGTTGCTCCTGCAGATCCATCTACAGGAATAGTAAATGTTGCTGAACCTGTTGAAGTAGCAGTCCAAGATCCATTTAATGCATTATTTGAACAACCTTCTATTACAACAGTAAATACTGCTCCAGTTGCAACGCCATGATTTACTGAAGATGTAATAACAGCTGGATTTGCAGATGATGTTGAGGCGAGAGATACACTTTGTGGTGTATTTAAATAATCACCAACAACAGCAGCATTACCTGTGAATGCAGATGGAGAGTTTACCCAGCGTTTTGATGTTGTATCATACCATATATCCCATCCGTTTTCAACACAAGAATATTTTGCAAAACCATTTGTTGTGCCGTTACGATTGTAAATTCCTGCAACAAAAATTGGTAAGGATGTTCCACTATCACTGTCTCTCAATTGAGTACTAGTAGAAAACAAATGAGAATCTGCCGCTATACTTACTATAGTTGATGCAGCTATTGGGGTACTTCCTGTAAATTGAGGACAAGATGCTGTGAGTCTCATGGTTCCTGCACCTGCTATACTATTTAAATTTGTTGGTACAGGTACTGTAAGAGTGGTTAATCCAGTTGAAGTAGCAGTCCACACACCATTGTATCTCAAGGCAGTACCTGTGCATCCAGAAATCACAACTTGAGTACCAGTTGTTATGCCGTGATTTGTTGATGTCGTAATTGTAGCAACACCTGCTGATGTGCTTATAGAGTTGATAGTAATTAAGGTAGTTGGTCCTATGCTTATAAATCGATTAGCGCCATAAGTAGTTGTTCCATTTGTTCCATCTAAAGAGTCTAATCTTGATAAGATATTAGACAAGGATAACTCAGAGCAAGTCCAAGTAGCAGTACCATCTACAACAGTATTTCCAATTGTTGTGGGCCACGTAGGTTCTGAAGCACCAGAAGTTCCTGCGGTTGTGCAAATATATTTTCTTCCATTTTTAGTTATAGGCGTAACAGCAACTTCTTGTCTTTGGATTGTTGCTGTTCCACTAGGAATCTGCGTTGTTACAGTTATTGTGTATGTGAATATATCAGCACTAATTCGAGTAACTGCAACAGCTACTGCATTAAAGTTATGAGCTGCTGCTGTTGTTCCTGTAATACCAGAAACTGTGATTATATCGCCAGTTTGAAGTCCATGGCTTACAATATTTACAGTACATGTTGTTCCTGTTGTGGTTGACGAAAAAGCTGATGCAGGCGCTGTGAATGATGTATATGATGGATAATAGGTACTTGCTGACCATGCATTGTGTCTATCAAGAAGATTTACGCTTGTAAAATCTCCATTTATATGTTTTAGTCCAGAACCTAATAAAAAAGTAACAAGGGAATTCATATTACCAAAACCACCAATAAGTGTAAAACTACCACCAACAGACGCCAGAGATGGCAGACTAACAGTAGTAAGGGAATTCATATTACCACCACCACTAATAAATGCAAAATTACCTCCAACAGACGCCAGAGATGGCAGACTAACAGTAGTAAGGCAATTCATAGAACCACCACCACTAATAAATGTAAAATTACCTCCAACAGACACCAGAGATAGCAGACTGACAATAGTAAGGGAATTCATATTACCAATACCACTAATAAATGTAAAATTACCTCCAACAGACGCCAGAGATAGCAGACTGACAGTAGTAAGGGAAGGCATAGAACCACCACCATTAAATGAAAACGCACCTCCAACAGACGCCAGAGATAGCAGACTGACAGTAGTAAGGGAATTCATATTACCACCACTACTAAATGAAAACGCACCTCCAACAGACGCCAGAGATAGCAGACTGACAGTAGTAAGGGAATTCACAGAACCAACACTAAATTGAAACGCACCTCCAACAGACGCCAGAGATGGCAGACTAACAGTAGTAAGGGAATTCATAAAACCACCACCACTAAATGTAAAACCACCAACAACATACGCCAGAACAGGAAAACTAACAGTGGTAAGTCTAGATAAGTTGCTTAAAGCAAAAGAATCTCTGATACCTACTATATTTGAGGATGATAGAGATATAAGGTTATCTATTGTGGGGCTGCTGGTACCAGCAATACTGATACCTGTAACCCATTTGCCATTACGAAGAGTTGCAGCTTGAGAGCCAGATGATTTCAATAGAGCATCTCTTAATTGAGGGACTGTGTAAATTGGAATAAGAGGTACTGGTAAAGTACCATCATACGAAAGATCAAAAGAATCTGCTGCTGAATTTACCCTTGTGTTTGTTAAATTTCTTAAACTTCCCATATATACCTTTACACTATTCTCCATCCATAAATTCCACCAACAAAAACACTTTTCATACTTAACCCCTCTGCATCCCCTGTAAATGGAGAATTGTCGCCTTCTATATTATTTCCATTTCCACTTAAAATAAAATTATTTCCACTCCAAGTATAAAATGGATCAGTAAATTCAAGATAATTTCCTGTTGATGGAGACGCAGGAAGATTAAATCCAAATGAACCACTTCTTGTGTCTGCGAGATATTTTGTTCCATTTACAATTGAAGTTTGGTTGCCTGTTATATAAATATAATTAGCTGGCGCAATCAGAATATCATTTCCAGAAACTTGAATATTATTAGCAAAAGTTTTAGTTCCAGAGATGGTTTGATTTCCTGTTGTGAAAACAATGTTACTAGATGAGGAATTAACATACCCGCTGAGATTATTTATATTTGTTTGAAGTGTTGATCCAGTGCTTCCAAGATTAGTGATAGTTGCATAAGTACTAGAAGCAGATGAAGTTGTAAGATAATTCCCAGTCAATGTACCACTCAATGAATTTATTCTAGTATTTAATGTATTTCCAGTAGATGCAAGATTTAAGATTGTAGCGTAATTTCCAGTAAGAGTTCCGCTTAATGAATTAATACTATTTATTAAAGTTGAACCAGTTGAAGCGAGGTTAGCTGTTGTTGCGTATGGAGTTAAATTAACTCCAGTTAGCACTGCATTTCCATTTACAAAAAGCCCACTAGTAAAATTACCGCTTCCGTAGACTGTAAAATTATTACCAGAAATAACTAAAAAGTCACCTTGCGCCGAATCGCCAAATGTTGTATCTTGTATAAAAGTTTTAGTTCCAGAGATAGTTTGATTTCCTGTTGTGAAAACAATATTACTAGATGTTGAATTTATATAACCACTAAGATTGTTTATTCTGGTATTTAAAGTAGAGCCAGTGCTTGCAAGATTTGATATTGTAGCGTAAGTACTAGTCAAAGTTCCACTAAGTGAATTTATATTAGAATTTAAAGTCGAGCCAGTGCTAGCAAGATTAGTTACCAACGTATTACCAGTTGATGCGAGATTAGTAATGGTAGCGTAAGTTGATGTTAATGTACCGCTTAAAGAATTAATACTATTAACTAAAGTTGATCCAGTACTAGCTAAATTCGTAACTAACGTACTTCCAGTAGAAGCGAGATTTGTGATTGTAGCATAGGTATTACTTAAGTTATTTATATTTGTTTGGAGGGTCGAACCTGTACTGGCTAGATTTGTAGATAGTGTGCTTCCAGTTGAAGCAAGATTTATTATGGTTGAGTACTTGCCATCAACAAAACCGCTATAAGCAGTAATATCTTGTACTGATGCTATATCAGGTAAAGTTGAGAGATCACTATTTCTTGTGCTAACTCCAAATTTAAATTTATTAGAGTGATCAAAACCAATAATTGGACCACTATTATTTATTCCAGTTAATCCACTTCCAGTAACAAAGAATATTCCACCATCTACTGCTCCACCAGTAAGATTTAAAAGTAAATAAGGACTTTGAACGCTAAAATTATTTGTACTAACAATAGTTTCAGTTCCAGTAACAAAAAGATTATTAATATAAACATTATCTCTAAAAGTTTTAATTCCACCAATGCTTTGATCTCCATAAAGTAGAACTGAACTACCGCTTAAAGAATTTATCTTCGTATCAAGCGTTGAACCAGTAGAAGCAAGATTCGTGACCAAAGTGCTACCAGTGCTTGCAAGATTAGTTATAGTGGCATAAGTAGACGTTAGCGTTCCACTCAATGATCCAATCTTATTATCTAATGAGCTGCCTGTTGAGCTTATGTTACCTTGTAGTGTAGAACCAGTGCTTGCTAGATTATTAATTGTTGCATAAGTGCTAGTAAGAGTTCCGCTCAAAGAGCTAATACTATTAGTTAAAGTAGAACCAGTTGATGCTAAATTTGTTATTGTAGCATATGTTGAAGTCAATGTTCCGCTAAGTGAATTTATATTATTATCTAATGCGCTACCAGTTGAAGCTAAGTTTGTAATTGTTGCATAATTACTTGTCAAAGTTCCACTCAATAAGCCAATTTTAGTTTCTAACGTACTACCAGTACTTGCAAGATTATTCGCTACAGCTGTAACGCTAGCGTCTGTTGCATAAACATTGTCGAGACTGTTGATCTGATTTTGTAGATTTGAACCTGTGGACGCAAGGTTAATTATTGTGGCGTAATCAGAAGTCAACGTTCCGCTCAAAGAAGATATACTAGAATTTAAAGTACTTCCAGTTGAATTTAAATTACTTATTGTGGCATAAGTAGATGATGCAACATTTGTTGTAAGATAATTTCCAGTTAATGTTCCACTAAGTGAAGTTATTTTATTTTCTAAATTTGAACCAGTAGAATTTAAATTAGATGAAAGTGTATTTATATTACTTTGAAGAGAAGATCCAGTAGAAACTAAATTATTTGATAAATTTGTGTCTTGAGAATTTACATAACCACTTAGGTTATCTATTTTAATATTTAATGTATTACCAGTTGAATTTAATTGAGAATCTGTTGCGTAAGTTGCGTCTAAAGTTCCAGTGTATCCAGTAAACAATCCACTTAAAGAGTTTATTGAAGTATTTAAATTGGCGCCAGTATTATTTAAATTAGTTGTTAATGAGTTTACTGCTGATTGAAAATATCCACTATTACCAGAAATAAAAATTGTATTAAGTCCAGTAGTAAAAACCATATTACCATCAACACCAGTAATGATAATATTTTCTGCAGTTAAACTATTTATTGATGTAGGATTACCTTTTTCTCCTCTTGGTCCTTGAGGCCCAGGAATAGAAATGTTAGTAGCTAAAACTTGCGTTGGTGATGTTACATCAACACTAATTGTACTAGGCAAATTAACATCTACTGTAATGTCTGCCATAAATTTATCTCGTTACTTCTGGTAAAATTGTAAACTTTCCTCGCATTAGTTTGATACTATTTCCAGTTAATATTCCAGATGGATATCTTTCAATATCATAAACATGATCAGATATTGGAATATCTGCAGAAATATATGAGTTAATATTAATAGCCATAGTTCCAGATAACACGTTAGTTATAGTTGGATTTAAATCCAATAAAACTCCTGTAGAGCCATAACTAGACCTAACTTGACCTCTTACCTCATAGCCACTTAAATTAAGTGCTATTCCGCTACTATCTTTTAAATTTAACGTTAATTGTATATAGTCGCCTTGATACCCAGTAATATTGTAAAATGTTGCCATGTTAAATATTACACTTTAATTGATATTATTTTTTGTATAATTCTTTACTAACATCATCAGCAGATCCCATTGTTGGAGTTTCTGGATATTTTGTGGGTAATTCTCTGCTATCAAGATTTGGCTCTGAGCAACCTATTAATAAAAACAAAGGCAATATTAATAATAGTTTTTTCATAAAGGTTATTACACTAATGACTCTTCTATCAATTTAGCTTCTGCATCTCGTCTACGGCTCATGCCCTTTTCAATACTTCCGCCCGCCCATATTCTTTTCATGTTTCTTATTTGATTAGCTATAAAGGTTAATGCTTTTTGATCATAAGAGGATACTAATTTCATACCATCTCTTATTAATTTCATTTCGCGGCGACGATCACCTTCTAATGCATTTCCTCGATTAAATACAAGACTAACTAATCCACCTTTTGCATCTTCTGGAAGATTATCAAAATTAGGAAAAGTTTTTTGTGTTAAGTTATAAAATTTAGTTATTGTTTTATTGTTAAATATCTTAAGAGCAAGATCCCAAGGAATAGATATATCTTTTAATCCTCTAATAAGATCTTTTGCGGCTATGCCTTTTATGCCAACAACTTTATATAGTCTATCAAAATCTTTTTGAGGTAATTCTTTCCAATCATTTGTGAATTCTGTTTTATTAACATATCCCAAATCATAACCAACACCAATTGTAACTCCACTTTGCTCTCCTGGCCATGCTGGACTTTTTAAAAATTTATTGTAATAGTTTTCGCCACCGCCAACTTCAAATTCGAGAATAAGATCTAAGGATTTTTTACTTAACATAATTAAATTGCAGATATTGTAACAGTTCCAGAATAACCATTAAATCCAAAATATGACCCTACAGGAGTTGAACCAATAATCTTTGCAAATTTACCGCCATTCGTTGTTCCAATTAGAGCAATAGACCAACTGCTAACATAAAATGTCAACCAATAAACTTCAGTTTCATCATAATAAACTGGCTGTCCGTTTTCAATTAATCTAGTATCATAAAATCTTAAATTATTTACATTTGGAGATAATCCTGTGCCAGTGGCTTTATATACATATACTCTTGGGCGTGGGCCAAGATTTAATTTTCCACCACCAAGATTTTGTTTTTTAATAGAAATGTTATTTTTATATTCAGATATTTTAACAGTTCCAGTTGTAGAAGCAAGTGTGACTGGATATGATCCAATTGTAATATCTGTTGCTCCTATTTTCGTCCAACTATTTGTAGTGAAAGTTCCAATATTAGCTATAGGTCCTATATACCAAGCCTCAACTCCAATAGTGTTATACCAGATAGCATATTGACCATTTTCACTATAAAAAGATTTTTTACCATTATAAATCAAACCACTATCATAAAATCTCAAACCATTAATATTCGGAGATAGTCCTGTTCCAGAAGCTATGTATAGATAATCTCTAGTTTTAGGTATTATTAATCTGCCCATTTTATTTAATTATTTATTTTATCTATTGTCTTGTCTAGTATATTATCTACTGGAACTTTTTCTTTTAGCCAAGAGTTCATAACACCAAAATAAACAAGATGTTCACTACTAATAGGAAATAATTGATTGCCAAAATTATCTTTATAAGGTTTGATTCCAGAATCTTCAACTAGATCAATTGCTTTCTCTTTTTTGAATTTAATTCTGTACATTTTAATTAGATTATTATATCGCTCGCGCGCTTGACGAGTAATAAGTGCATCATCACCAACGAAAGATATTAATCCACCATTATCTTTATCATATTGCTTTGGAGTAGTTGCATCATAAGATGATTTGTCATCTTGTATTTTATTTGGTGTCACAGTAGCACATCCAACAAGAAAAAAATTAAGAACTAATATGCTTGCGAGCTTGTTCAAGGTCTTTTTCCTTTACTGCATTTTCGATTCGACTTTGATGATTAACTTCTTTTTGAGCTTCTTGTCGCTCTTTCATTTCTTTTGTATTCTTAGCACCGAATACGTTATTGATTGCTGCGAATATTCCAGATACTGCCGAGAGTAATGCTTGGAGTATTCCAGTTGGCATGATTACTCTACGTAACTTGCTGTAGCATCTTTACATCCAGATGCAATAGCGTTAAGTACCTTTACTGCAAGAGCACCATTTCCATTTAGTCTAGCAAATTGTTGAGCATAAAGATCTTTGATAAC